AGCGGACGCCACCGGTAGACGCGGCACCGCTCGTCCTGCAGATACCCGCACCGCTGCCGCGCGACGTCGAAGATCGGCCAGGTGCCGGTCTTCTGCTGCAGCCGCCGCGCCTCGACCCGCGACATGCTGATCTCGCCGCAGTCCGCCGTGCAGAGTCCCTTGCACGCGATGCGCGGGACTCGGTCATACAGCGCGTCGAGCTTCGTGTGGATGCCCATTACAGGAACACCGCGAGTTTCAGCGTAATCCAGAAGGACCACGCTGCGTTCCCCGGCTCCCGCCAGAGCCCATGACGTATCGCCGTCCACCAGAGGCGGAACCAGATCACCTTAGTCCTCGGTGATCGTCGTCGCCGTGGTCAGACGAGGCGTCACGCCGTTGCCGCACACGATGTTCGGCGTCACCGTGCCCGAGTAGAGCAGTTTGGTCGCGCCCGACGAGGCCACTCCCACGCTGAAGTGCGTCGCCGTGCCCGAGCCGCCCGTGCCCGCCGGGAAGTCGATGTTCGCGGCTGGCGACACCGAGCCCGACGAGACCGTCCATCCGGCGCCGTTGCGCGTCACCGCCACGCGCGCGTACGAGGTGTAGGCGATCTCGGACGTGTTCTGGACACCCGCCTCACCGGGGTCCGCCGAGTGCAGTGCCACGTAGAGCGACGTCAGTGGCGAGGACGCCGCGTTGTCGGCGATGTTCGCGATCGCCGTGGCATTGAAGATGAGCAAGCAGAGATCGTTCTCGAACGTATTGCCTTTGGACATTCCACACTCTCCTATACAGGACGACGACCATACCCGGCTAAGGTGCCTGTGCCGTAGCCATTCACGATGAGACTGGCAGGATACGCCGTGGTCGACCCGTGCAGGTTGCCTGGCAACCTGGGTCCCATCGCGCTCGCCTGCGGACCGATGAGCGCGTTGCTTTCGCAGATCGCGCCCGGGAAGTAATCGAAGAAATATTCACCACGCGTCCGATTCGCGCGCACACCGCTCACGACCACCGAGAGGAACGTCCCGTAGGTGCCGTAGCTATGAATCAGGTTGCCGCGCAGGACGTGTCCGGTGGGAAAGCCGCCCTCGCTATTTGGGTTGCCCGTCACCCATTGATTGCCACCGCCGCGCATCTCGACGGTGTTGTATTCGATGACGAGGTCTTTCATCCCGCTCCCAATCATGAAGAACCAGCCCTGCCCCTGACTCTGCCCAGGCAAGTAGGCGTCCTTGTCTACGATGAACCAGTTATCTCGAACCGTGATCCGCTCAGAGACGAGCGTCGCTCTCCCTGGCACATCTTGATTTTGTCCGTGCCCAAGGAGATTCAGGCCACCGCACGTCGGTCCGATCGTGTTCCGCTCGAACGTGATGTCTTCGCAGATCTGCCAGGGAGGACCGCTGTATTGCGAGGGCGTCACGACGAGCGAATACCCTTGAGCGGAGAACCACTGATACCCGATGATGTTGTTCCGGACCATCGCTCGTCTGCCCGTCTTGAACTCGACCATGTTCTTGATGGCGACCGAGGTGTTGGCCTGCCACGCCGCGTCTTTTTCCAGCGTGTTCCCCTCGATGAGCATGTCAGCAGGGATGTTGTAGGGAATCTGCGGGGTCACGCCGCCAAACAGGATGTTTTCAGAGGCCGCCGAGATGAAGTTGTCCACGATGTTGTACGGCCCGGTGCCGTTGCATCCACCGACCCCGGTGGAGTCCGTCCCCGGACGATAGATGTTGTAGATGTAGCTACGGTAGACGTTCCCGTAGGCGCAGTGCAGCATCACACCGTGATACCCGGTATTGTTGCCACCGGTCACCACGCCGGACACGATGCACTGATCGACCGTGCAGCGCGTCGGCATCTGGTCATACGAGGTTTGGGTCGAATCGTTCTCACCCAAGTTCACGATCACGTTCCCAGGACCGGCGATATGCAACCCCTTCAACGTGACGTCGGTCGCGGTTCCCCCGCGCACAATGATCACCTGATTGCCGCCGAGCATCTGGATCTGCGCCATCGAGGACTTCTGCGCGAGCCCGACGCGGCCGTTAAAAGACCAGCCCTGCGTCATCAGCGTGATGGGCTTCGTGAGGAGCAGCGGCGAGGCGCCGAGGTCGTAGATCGTGTCCGGCGCGAGCGTGATAATGCTCCCGTCCGCCGCCGCATTGATCGCCGCTTGAATGTTGCCGCCGGACGCCACGTGCACCGTCGTCCCAGCGGTCACCGTCCGGGCGCGCACGCGGATCGTGTAGGGCGACGTGATCTGCGGCGTCGTCAGGGGCGACAGGAGCACGATCGCCGTGTCGGTCGTCGGCGCGGCGACGGTCTGAATGAAATCGCTATCGACGGGCGCGACCTCGTCGATGAGCGGCGCGAGCTGCGTGCCGAACGACGGCACCCAGTTGTCGGTCGCGATGTCGCTGACCGGGCGGGCGATCTGCACCCCGAGCTCCACAGGCGGCGTGCCACCCAACGTCCCGAGAATTTCCACCGTGATCGAGCGCCACGGAGCCGCGCCATTCAGCGTCACGGTCTGGAGGCCCCAGACGTTCACGGCCGCGTTCGTGTCATGCGCCGCGATCTTCGCGATGCTGCCGTTCGCGGCGGAGGTCTGATTGACCATCCCCGTCGGCGCCGTCTGCACGTCGGAGGTGCCGAGGCTGATGCCCGCAAACCCGGCCACCCAGGACGACCCATCGACGCGCGAGAGCGGCAGGGTCGCATAGGTCATGGTCGCCGTCGTGCCCGCGTCCATGTCGAACACGCCGATGGGGCTCGCGGCCGACGCATCGCTGCCCCGATAGACGAGGCACGCGACGACGTTCGCGCTTGTCCAGGTGCCGAAGGCGGTGCCGGCGCCCGTCGCGACCTGATACGCCAACACCGCCGCCGTGCTCGAGCCGGTCCCCTCGCGGATGAGGGTCCATCCGGACGGCCTCGTCGGGACGGTGCTCCCGTCGCGGTAGGCGTAGGCGACAATCAGGTCCCCAGCGATGTGCGCCGGGATCGTGAGTGTCGACCCGGACGCCGACGCCGACCCGACCCGCGAGAGGTTCACGCCGCTCTGCACGTAGGCGATGCCGAGCGCTTCGCCCACGCCGGTCGCGGCGGCGACCGCCAGCGACGGCGTCCGCGCCTCAGCCGCGCCGGTGCCCGCTGCGACGCCGGCGCCCTCCGTCGTCGTCTCGCCCGTACTGTAGGTGGCGTAGACCGATTTCTGATTCGACGTGGACGCGGCGGTGCCGAACGGGTTGCTCGCGAACAGCGTGCTCCCGTCGTAGGGATTGTCATTGCGCCGATTCGTCCCGGCGACGTCCATCGCGCCATAGAGGCGGTTATGCGCGATGATGCCGATGTAGTAGTCGCCAGCGGTGAGTGGCACCTCGCTCGCGAACGGGAAGTCGAGCCACCCATCCACGCCGTCCGGGACGGTCGTCACGTCACTCGACGCGATCAGCACGTCGGGCTCGCCGCCCGTCACGCTGTAGATGAGCCCCTGCGCGAGCCCACCCTGATGGCTGGCGTTCGTGCCCTTGAAGTAGATCGTGAGCTTCTGGACGTTGCCGTTGATCGGGAGATTGAAGAGACAGACCGACTTGTCATCCGGCGCCGGGAAGTTATTGAACGCGGCACCGATGTCCGTCTTGCCGAACACGGTGGTGAGCGCCGACACGCCGAGGGCCTCGGCTTCGCCCTCTGCCAACCCCACCGCCGTCTGCATGCCCGCCGTCGACCCGACGCCCGACGCCGTGCCCGTGCCCGTCGCGCTCCCGACGCCCGGTAGGTCATACGTCGCGTAGATCGACTTCTGGTTCGTGGACGAGGCGTCGTTGCCCTCCGAGCCCCACGTCGTCAACTGCGCGTTCGCGTAGGTGCCCATGCAGAGCCGATTCGTGCCCGCCGTCGACATCGCTCCGACCTTGCGGAGCGCGGAGCAGACGTTCAGAAAATAGTTCCCCGCCGCCAGCGAGACCGGCGTCGCGAAGGGGAAGTCGACCCAGCCGTCGGCCGTCGTCACCGTGACCTCGGTCGTCGTCGCGATCAGGGACGTCGGCAGGTTCGAGGCTTCGTTATAGATCGACGCCCGCACGAGGCCAGCTTCATGGAGTGGCGACGTGCTCGTGCCTTTGTAGTAGACCGTGAGCTTCCGGACGAGCCCCGCCTCGGACAGCGCGAACATGCACGCGCTGTTGTCGTCGTTATGGGGGAAGTTATTGAACGACGAACCGATCGAGGTCCTGCCAAACGTCGGCATTAGAGCGTCACCTTGTTCAAGTCAAGTCGACTCGCGAGTCGCGCCGCCATCGTCGAGCGGCTTTCGTTTAACACCGACTCCATGAACTTCCACTCCCCAATCGGGTGATACGCGTCCGGGTTCTCGTGGACGAAGATCGCATACATGGCCTGCATGCCGCTCGCGATCGTCACGGAGATCATCCTGTCGCTGATCTCTGGATGTTCGGCGTGGAGCGAGTTCCGCAGGTTGCCAGGATGCGGCGCATTCGGCGTCGTATCGACCGGCGTCCGCTTTTTCATCTCCGTCACTTCGATCTGGGCTTCCAGATAGAGGGCGGATGCCGTGCGCTTAGGAAATTCCCGCGCCACGAGCTTGATATTTGCAACCATCTGCGGTGCGCCTTCCATTAGACCTGCACCTCCGTCGCCTTCAGGTCTTGCCAGATCTCCGTCGACACGACGGGCTTCTCGACGAAGAGCGAGTCGAGCGCCTCGATCCACTGATCCCCGATCGTCTTCCACTGGAACCGCGACTCGCAGACGCGTCCCCGCCCATACTGTCCGACGTTCAGCCGGTGGTCCTTCTCGCGATACATCAGGTCGAGCGCGGCGACGAACTGCTTCTCGTCCGCCACGCCGCCGATCACGTTCACCGAGGGTGAGAAGGACTGCAGCGCGGTCGAGGTGCACGGGATCAGCGCGGCCGCGCCCTTCGCCCAGTCGCCGAACGCGGACCAGTCCGGCAGGATACACGGCACGCCGCAGGCCATCGCCTCCATCGCCGTCAGGCCCATCCCCTCGCCCTGCGTCGTCGACATCAGCACGTCGAAGCAGTTGTAGACGTCCCGCATGTCCTCATCGGCCTTGCCGTAGAACGGCTCCGGCGTGTAGATCACGACCTGGTTGAGCACGCCGTAGTAGCGGCAGAGGCTCTCGATGTTGACGCTGCAGTCGCCGGTCGGTGCCGAGTGGAGAAACAGTCGCGCGTCCTTGACCTTGAACGAATGCACCCACTCGGCGAAGTATTTGATCGTCAGGTCCCACCGCTTCCGGGGTTGGTTGCGGTTGACGTTGCCGACGATGAACGCGTTCTTGAGCGTCCCCATCCGCTGGCGCTCGAGCGCGCCCTCGCGCGGGACCGGATAGAACATGTCCGTATCGACCCCGAGCGGGATGACCTTCGACGGGCCGATGTAGCCGCCCTGCCGCGCCTCGGACTCGGCGAACTTCGTCCAGAAGATGGCGAGCGTCACGTTCTCGATCCACTCGCCGGAAAAGTTCTTGCCGTCGACCGCCACCGCCGCGACGATCGGGAGGCTTGCGGCCACGGGCGACTCGTACTCGTAGTTCGGCTTCCGCTTCCGGAGCGCGTTCACGTAGTAGGGGAAATACCAGCCGTCCTGCTGAATGACCACCACGTCGGGCTTCACGACGTCGCACATCCAGAGCAGACGCCCGATCCCGAACGCATCCCCGCCGGCCGCCGCGACGTAGACCGGATACGGCACCGTGCCCGGATCGCCTCGATGATTGATGCCGAGCACCGTGACGTCATACCGATCGCGCACCCGATCGAGGATCTCCCGCGTCGCGCGGCCGAAGCCGCTCGGACACTCCGGACTATCGCCGACGAACAAGAGTTTCTTCATCGGCGTGTTACCCAGTAGCGCGTCGGCCCAGTCGGCGACGCATGTTCGACATGAAGCTCGAAGGAGTCATCGACGAACACGATCTTTGGATAGACGAGGCCTTCCAGCGTTACATCGATGTCCGGTCCCACGAATTGCTCTACTTCAAGCGTCGCGAGACCATCAATAGGGCACAGCAGCTTGATCTCGCGAACTTCTTGTAATTCGATGCCGTTGATCTCGGTCTTTACGGCGCCGACAAATCCCCTGTCCGGATAGTGCGTCAATCGTATGTTGTTAGTATTCATCGTTAGCCCCACGCTAAGTGTTATGCCCCAAGAGCACCGTGATCTCGGGACGCCATGCAAAGTCATCCGCCGTCCACCCGGTCAGTTCGAGAAACTTGCAGTCGCCGCCCACGAACGGCTCCCACGGACGAAACCGCCACTGCTCGTTCGGCAGGAGGAACATCGGCGTGCCGACATTGCCGCACGTGATCTCCTTGTCCGCCCAGAGCGTGATCCCGTTCGGAAACCGCATCCGAAACATCGCCGGCCGACCCGGCGACTTCTCGATCACGTCCTGCATCAACGCCCGCGCCCCCGGCGTATACACGTCGTCGTCGTCGATGTGCGCGATGTACGAACACCGTGCCTGCGGCGTCGCAAACGTCCGCTCCGTGTGTCCCCAATCATTTCCAGGTGGACAGTCGATGTAGGTGATGCGTGGGTCAGCGACGCGAAACGAGTTGCTCACCAACAGAATCTCGTCACCCGGATAGGTCTCGATCGACTGCAGCGTCTTGATCAACGACGGGCGCCCGACCGTGGGGACGATGAACGTGATGCAGCTCATCGTTGCGATGCCTTCGTCAGAGCCCTGACGCCATACCGATGTTCTTCACGCTCGATCAGTGCGACCAACCAATCGACATTTTTGAAGAGGAGTGCAGCATCTTCATCTGAAGCAATACGCTTCAGGAGCGGTGCCAGCAGTGGATTTGCTTGTAGCTTCTCCATCGCGGCACGTGCCTCGATGGACCACTTCTTCAGTTCTACGATGTGCGCGCGTTCGGCTTTGGAAATCATTTGAACGCCTCTTCCAGTCCCCACTTTTTGGCGTAGTTCGCCTGCGCGATCTTGAACTTCCGATGATGCTCGAGCAGCTCCGTATGCCGACTCGCCTCCAGCGTGGCGCTCTTGTAGTGCTTCACGCCCGCGCTGACGCTCTCCGACGTCGCCGAGGGCGCCCGCGTGCCGCGCCCGTCGAGGCGCTGGAGGTAGTCCTCGTCCTCGTAGTAGCCGTAGCCAGGCGAGATCGTCTCGTCGAAGGTGCCGAGCTTCTCCACGCAACTATCCCGAAGCACGAAGCACGAGAACCCACAGCCGGCCGCCCACACGAGGTCGGCGCTCGACGCCAGGAGCAGATCGAGCGAGTCGGGGCCGAACGTGATGTCATCGTTCACGATGACCCGCTCCTCCGGCACCTTCGCCAAGAACCAGTTCCACGATTCCGCGACGCCGAGCGGTTTCGTCGGCGTATGCACCTTGATGGTGATGTCGAAGTCGCCGAGCGCCTTCATCAACGCCGGGCGGTTCTGCCCGTTGTCGATGATGTAATAGTGGTCCGGCCGCGTGTTGCTGCTCCGACAGGACTTCACCAACTCTCGGAGCAAGTCGTATCGTTTCAACACGGGCACGCAGATGTTGATTGGCTTTCGTCCCACGTCAGCCGTCATGCGAGTAGCCCTCTCAGTCTGTCAACCGCCTCATTCACCGCCACACGATGGACCTCCGTCCAATAGTTCGGGTTGCGCCGCAGGATGTCTTTGGTCGCCTCGCCCGGCGCGAGCTGTTCCAGGTAGACCTTGTCAGGTCTGAACCCTGCCCAATCGTGATCGACTTGAACGTTGGGCAGCAGGAAGCACCGGCCGAAGTGGGACATGACATCGCGCAAGAAGATGTCCCCCCAGAACACGCGCGGGTCCCAGAGAAACCCCATCCGCTCGGCGGCCTTCTTCGAGACAATGGAAAAGGGGAAATTGTCGGTGTTGAGCGTCGAGACCCCGAGGTCAAAGAGTCCGTCCGGATACTCGTCCGCCACGTCGAGTATAGACCTCGCCCACCCCACGGTCTGGAAGATCATGTCGTCGTTGCCGCACATCAAGACGTCGCCCGTGGCGCGTTCTGCGGACTGATTGAAGAACAACGGCATGTCCGCGTAGCCGCGCCCGCGCGGCGCGACGACCATCACGCATGGGTGGGACAAGCCGTTGATAAACGCCCTCGTCTCAGCGTCGTCCTCGTCGACGCGGAAGACAAGCTCCGCCTCGCTCCCGTCAACCGTCCGCTCAAACGACGCGAGGAGCGTCTGCAGACGATCGATCCGGTGACGCGTCGGGACGAGAACGGAGACCTTGGTATACATCAGATGTGCTTCCACACGCCGCGAGTGACAATCCTGGAAACCAATTGAT